AGTACTATACGATATATCTAGGGGCGTATCCCGTACAGGGTCGTGGCCTCTTCGACATATAGCTAGATCATTGACTAGATCTATTAGTACCGCCGTCCAACCTAAAGAAGTTACGGCTCTTTCTGCTTTTTCCATGTTGGTTTTCATGCTACCACCTCATTAGTTAAGTTAATAATTCTATTTTAAATCTTTAGAAACTTATCGCTCCAGTAGTGCGTAAATTGTACCATCTAAAAAATTAATCATAATCTTCTACTCTCTCTGCCATCCACTTCCCTAGTTGATCTTGAAACCTGACGTTATGACAAGACCATAAATCAAGCTCACCACTGGCGGCAAGGTCTGCCATCGCCCTAGTTTTAAACTTCAATACCTCACCATCGCGCTTCATTACTTCAAGCGACCGTTCGTCTATGACTATCCATATATCTGTGAATTTATCCATGCTGTATTACTCTCTCTATTGGTTAATTCTATTTTAAATCTTTAGAAACTTATCGCTTATCTATATGCGACACACACATACCCGTGAGCGACACACCACCTCTCTTTTCATCCACCTATTGCGATTATGTCATTAAATTCTGCTACGTTTGAGAGTGTAACAAAAAACGATTCACTCTGCAAATTATCCTTAGCCCGTTCCTTTTTGTTGCTACCCTTTCGCGTCAATGTGCCGACCACGTTATCATCTAAATGTCGTAGGTCTGTAGTGTCGAATGACTTTAGATCATGGCGTAACTGTAGTCCATCATCCGCCAGACCTTTAGTGTTGTACGCCATAGCAATTCGATACTTTGCCGCCACTGCTTTACGCAATGCCGCCTTGCTTTGTGGGCTGTACATACTCCCCGAAAATGTCAGGTCGTAATTGTTTAAGGCCTGTTTCCGTACCCTGCTTAAAATCTTAGTGTAATCATAGAACATAGATTCGGGACGCTGTACCATGATATCAGAAAAATCTATGTCACTAGTGCCGTTCAACCTAAACAACGCGGGGATGCCTGTTTTAAGCGCCTTACGCTCTGCCTTATCAATTTCTGATAGGAGGGTACTGCTAAAGTCTAAAGGCCGTAAGATCATCAATATGGTGCGTTTGGTGGCGGCATCTTGTCCGACACTCATTCCCAATTGACCGCTAGATATTAGACAAGGGGCCTTGCATCCTGCCAAATCTGCAAAGCTACAAAGCGTTTCTGTGGCTACCTTATCGGCAGGTTGAAGATACATAACGTAGGTATCATATTTATCCGCGCCCTTTTCAACCTTTAGACTGCTACCAAAAAACCGCATAGGCTTGTTTAGATAATCAAGTTTAAGAGCGCACCATTCTTTGGCGGCGTTGTTGATTAAATTACTGGCGTTGATTTCAGCTATTGTAATTGATTTCATTTCGTAACCTCGCGTTTAAGTATAAAACCCCATGCTATCACGTTGGCCGCGATGCACAATAATAAACCATCCGTTAAATATTCCATGCTGTTTAATCCTCTATTAATTGATGCTCATCATATAACCAACCATTAACTTTAATTATCTCTTGTTCACAGTGGCAAAAGGCCATAAAAATTTGGGTGGTATCTGTGCCATACGGTACACTAATATGCAATTCACCGCAACCATCGCCTAAGATATATTCAGACCATCCCATGAGAGTACAAGCATTATCACATGTTGGATATTCCATGCTGTTTAATCCTATTTTAAAGTTAATTTAATAAAGCCTACCTTGGTTAGATAGGCTTGATAAATTTACTAATTATAATCAATCACTACTGACAGATAAACGTATTCGTCATAACCTATTTTTTTCAATTGATCGTATCTAAGTTGAGCGTCCTCCAAGCTGTTATACTCTGAGTAATGCTCTGTACCATCTCGCGTAGTCCAGCTAACTATAAATCTTTGAAACTTTTGCATTTTATTTCATCCTTATTTAAAGTTAATTTAATAAAACCTACCTTGGTTAGATAGGCTTGATAAATTTACTACGCTCCTATCTCTTCAATATGGTCGATAAGCCACCCATTGATTGATAGATTGTAGCCATTTGTCACACTTGAGCCATCAATATCTAAACATCTAGCTTCAAACTTTTGGCTAAGATCATCTGCCGTTGTTTCAATTGTTAAACAAGACGACCCTATTTCTATATAATAATGTTTACCCATGTCTATTTCCTTTTTTTGTTTCGTTGTTTGATGGTTCCCAGTTTAGAGGCTATGAAATCTATGACTATCATAATAACGACACGTAGTTATCTAAATGCGACACGCCTATATATTTTTAAACTGCTATAAAGGTAAGACATAGAAAGACACCCCCAATATAGCTAAATATGAGTTTAACGGCGATTAGAGAGTAATTGATAGTAACAATAGGATAAGGATTAAAATCGCTTAGAACGTAAAAGAGAGAGGTTTTAGAATCTTGATAGACTCCCTAGCATAATAAAAAGAATGTTGCAAGCTATTAATTTTTAAAGTCTTTGAAGTTTTAATGTATTAATCTTTAAAGACTTTGAAGTCTCTACAGTATTGTACACCAGTTGTCAATAGACTTTAATGACTATCTAGTCATAGAGTCTTTAGAGACTTTGTAGACTTTGAAGTGTTTCTGTGGTAAGGCTTTGAAGACTGTAGAGTCTTTAGAGGGGAGGCAGGTCGCCATACCCCCTCCCCCCTATATATACTAAAGGTTATACATTTTGAAGGGGTTTAGCATGTATACCAGATAGCGGCGGGGCTATAAAGACTATATAGGTCAGGAAGGGATAAAAGAGGGGACGTAAGCACTGTAGACGGTGATGGCTATATTGGCTATATAACCCGGTGGGCTTAATATCTATTATAGCCTCAGATTCGCAATCTGTCAAGTACTTTCGTACTTTTCTTTTAACAAATAAGTAAAATAACACTTGACAAACCTCAATTCTAAGGCTATAATGGAGTACATGAATAACAATAAAGAACTAACAATTAAACAACAATCATTTATAGACAACTTAGTAACCTGTAATGGTGATACTAAGCTTGCAGGAGAGATGGCAGGATACGCTCCTACAAGTATTAATAGTGTTGTTAAGAGTCTCAAGACTGAGATCCTAGACCTCGCTACTAATATACTAGCACAGAGTGCGCCCAAAGCCGCTCTAAAGCTCGTACACATCATGGATAGTGCTGAACCTATACCGCAAGCGAACATGCGTATACAAGCCGCTCAAACTATCCTAGATCGTGTAGGATTAGGTAAGACAGACAGACTAGATGTTACTGTTAATAGCAGTGGTGGTTTATTTATACTTCCCGCAAAGCAAGAAACATTCATAGAAGGTTCTTATGAGGAGGTCTAGTAGCACAATACCTTACGGTTATAAGCTAAACGAAGATGACGAGGCTTACTTAGACCCCATAGCTGAGCAACTAGAAGCTTTAAATAAGATTCTTCCTATGATCCACGATCAAACAATTAGTTTGCGTGAAGGTAGCTTGTACTTAGAAAGCATTACAGGACGTAAGGTTTCTCATATGGGCTTAAAGAAGATAGCGCAAAGACATGCAAGATGATTGGGATGTTAATCCTGACAACTATCTCAAGGACGAAGAAGGCGCTTTCGTACTTAAAGTGGATGGTACTCCACGTAAAAAATCAGGAAGAGCTAAAGGGTCTAAAGGGCGTGGATATACATTCCATTCAAAAACTAAAGCCACAATGGACGCTAAGAAAGCAGTTAGAATTAAGCAAAAGAAATTAAAGGCGGCCCAAGCCAAAGTTGAGAGCTACAAGAAGTCAATTAAGACAACCAACAAGACTCTCAATAAGTTAGAAGGTTCAGAAAGCTCTAATGTCATTGAAGACATAGATCTGCAATCAGTACCTTCAGCACTGGCTACCGAAGCTCAAGAGGATGTTATCTTCAAGGCCAACGAAGGCCCACAGGAAGACTTCCTCGCCGCAGGGGAAACAGACGTTCTCTACGGTGGAGCCGCAGGGGGTGGTAAGTCCTACGCTATGCTCGTAGACCCCCTTAGATATGCACACAGGTCTGCACACAGAGGGTTGATAATAAGACGCTCTATGCCAGAACTACGAGAACTAATAGATAAAAGCAGAGAACTTTATCCTAAAGCATTTCCGGGATGTAAGTACAAAGAAGTAGAGAAGCTCTGGAACTTTCCAAGCGGTGCAAAGATAGAGTTTGGTTTCTTGGAGCGTGACGCAGACGTATACCGCTATCAGGGACAAGCATATAGTTGGATTGGGTTCGATGAAATTACTCACCTGCCGACAGAGTTTGCTTGGAACTACTTAGCTTCTAGACTCCGAACTACTGACAGCGAAATAACATGCTACATGCGCTGTACAGCAAATCCGGGCGGTGTAGGAGCTACGTGGGTTAAGAAGCGTTACATAGACCCTTCGCCACCACACGAGTCCTTTGAAGGCTCAGATGGCTTAACAAGAAAATTTATACCTGCTAGGTTACAAGATAATCCTTTCCTAGCACACGATGGTAATTACGAAAAGATGCTAAGGGCTTTACCGCCCACTCAGCGTCAACAACTCCTAGAAGGTAATTGGGACGTTGCAGAAGGTGCGGCTTTCACAGAGTTCCTTCCGAGCTTACATGTAATTACGCCGTTCGAGATACCAGTACACTGGGAACGGGTAAAAGGAATTGACTATGGCTACGCATCAGAAAGTGCCTGTATTTGGGGCGCAGTAGATCCTAGTGATGGTACACTC